CCTCCGTATTCGCACTGGCCCTGGCACCGACACCGCCAAGACCGGGAAGTTCACCGGAGCCGGGGTATTCACCATCACCGAGGTCAGGAACGGCTCCGGTTCTACCAAGGGCTGGGGTAGGTTGAAATCCGGTGCCGGATGGATCTCACTCGACTACGCAACCAGAATCTAAATTTATCCATTTTTGGCCTGTGGGTTTCCTTCGGGATGCTTACAGGCCTTTTTTTCTTCGTCAAATGCCTTCCTTCATCTCCATTGGAAAGTGGAGGTATTTCGATATGACGAATGAACAGAAATTAAAAATCAAACAGCTCCGTCAATCTGGATATGGGTACGCAACCATTGCAGATGCGCTGGGTCTTACCAAGAATCAGGTTTCCGCTTTCTGCAGAAGGAATGCACTATCCGGTATGAAAGCGGAGAACAACGCAAAAGAAAAGCTGAATGCCAATTGCTGCCGTTGCTGCGGGAAACCACTGATACAGAAACCGGGCCGCAAGCCAGTCAAATTCTGTTCCGATAGATGCCGTGTGCGCTGGTGGAATTCACATCCAGACATGGTGAGTAAGAAGGCCATCTATCACTTTACCTGCGCTTGCTGCGGAAAGGAGTTCACGTCCTATGGCAATGCAAATAGAAAATACTGCTCCCACGCCTGCTACATCGCAGACCGCTTCAAAGGCGGTGATATCCGTGAATGAGGATCAGTTTGAACGCGAAAAGCTCTACCAGGCGACCATGAGTATGTTCCGTTCGATGCTGAAAAACGGCTCCATCACCGAGGAACAATACGCCATAATTGATACAAAGATGCAGCAAAAATACCAGCCATTATTGGGTACGTTATTTGCCGCGCATCCGTTGACTTAATGCCTTTTTAGAGTGATGTATAGTAGCGGAAAGGAGCTGATTTTATGCGGAAAATCAACAAAATCGAGCCGTCAATGCCAGTGCTGCCGACCCGGAAGAAGGTCGCGGCTTACGCCAGAGTCTCCATGGAAACCGAGCGCCTGCACCATTCCTTATCAGCTCAGGTCAGCTATTACAGCGAACTGATTCAGGCAAATCCCGAATGGGAGTATGTAGGCGTTTATGCGGACGACGGCATCACCGGCACCAAGGCATCCAAGCGAGAAGAATTCCAGCGGATGCTCAATGATTGTGAGGACGGAAAGATAGACATCATCCTCACAAAGTCCATTTCCCGCTTTGCCAGAAATACAGTTGACCTGCTTGAGACTGTCCGGCATCTGAAGGAGCTGGGAATTGAGGTCAGATTTGAGAAGGAAAATATCCATTCACTCTCCGGTGACGGCGAGGTCATGATGACATTGCTGGCATCCTTCGCACAGGAGGAAATCACCAGCCTTAGCAACAATGTAAAATGGGGTGTTCGCAAGCGTATGGAACAGGGCATCCCGAATAGCCGATTCCGCATCTACGGGTACCGCTGGGAAGGCGACCAGTTGGTCATTGAGCCTGAAGAAGCTGCTATCGTTCGCCGCATCTTCCAGAACTTCCTTGATGGCAAGTCCCGCCTTGAAACCGAGCGAGAATTTGAAGCGGAGGGCATCACTACGGCAAACGGCTGCCGATGGGTAGATTCCAACATCAAGTTAGTGCTCACGAACATTACCTACACCGGAAACCTGCTTTTACAGAAGGAATTCATCGAAGACCCCATCACAAAGCGCCGCAAAAAGAATCGCGGCGAGCTTCCTCAATACTATGTGGAAAATACACACGAAGCTATCATCGACATGGAAACCTTCCAGTATGTTCAGGCAGAGATGATACGACGCAAAGAGCTGGGGGCTTTTGCGAACAAGAGCCTGAACATCACCTGCTTTACCAGCAAACTGAAATGCTCTCAATGTGGCAGCAGTTACATCCGAAATCAGCGCAGTAACCGAACCAAGTTCACTTCCACCTACGGGGATACGATTGTGCTTTGGGCCTGCGGGACCAACAAGAAGAAAGGGGGCCGCTGCAGGCAGAAAAATATTCCGGAGCGTGCTCTTCGAGAAGCCTGCGCTGAAGCCCTTGGCCTGGACGAATTCAATGAGGATGCTTTTCTGAAGAAGGTTGACCATATCATTGTCAATCCAAACCGCCAGCTTGAATTTCATTTTTATGATGGAACCACCAGGGTTCAGACATGGAAATCTACAGCCCAAAAGGATTGCTGGACGGATGAACAGAAAAATCGCCAGCGAGAATGGATGCGCAAGAACATGGCGACCAGCAACCGATTTTCGCCGTTCACTACGAGAGTGGTCTGCGGAAGCTGTGGCGGTTCATGCAGGCGACAGATCCAGCCCAGCAAGCTGAGCGATACAGGGAGGATTGCCTACTGGCGCTGTTCTGGCGGAGCCAAAACAAACTGTGGTATCAAGGGAATCCGAGAGCCGGAGCTGATGGAGATTACAGCAAAGGTCATGGGAACCTCCGAATTTGACGGCGATGCCTTCCGGGAGCGGGTAGACCACATCACGATGGTGGAAAGCGGCAAGCTGGAGTACACCTTCCTTGATGGATGCACCCAATCTGCCGAATACTCGACCGAGAAGCCGGGCCATCCTTGGAGCGAAGAACATCGAGCCAGGTTCAAGGAATCCACCAAGGGCCTCTACACACCCGAGCGACGCAAGGCCATGAGCGAACACATGAAAAAAGTAAGGAGTGAGAAATATTGGGCATCCAAAAGAAAGTAAAGACCATACCGGCGACGTTGACCCGCTTTACGGCATTACCGATAACAGAACAGCAAAAGCGAAGGGTAGCTGGATACGCTCGTGTTTCCACTGACCACGATGACCAGTTTTCCAGCTATGAAGCGCAGATTGACTACTACACCAACTATATCAAGAGCCGTGACGATTGGGAGTACGTCAACGTCTATACCGATGAAGGTATCACCGGAACCAGCACCAAGCGCCGTGAAGGCTTCAAGCAGATGATTTCCGACGCGCTGGACGGTAAGATTGACCTCATCGTTACCAAGTCAGTCAGCCGATTTGCAAGAAACACTGTAGATAGCCTGACCACCATTCGCCAGCTCAAAGAAGCCGGTGTCGAGGTCTATTTCGAGAAAGAAAATATCTGGACATTCGATGGCAAGGGCGAATTACTGCTGACCATCATGTCCTCATTGGCACAGGAAGAAAGCCGCAGCATTTCTGAAAACTGCACATGGGGCCAGAGAAAGCGTTTTGCAGACGGTAAAGTCACGGTTCCATTCAACCGCTTCCTCGGATACGACCGTGGCCCAGACGGAAATCTGGTGGTCAATCCAGAGCAGGCAATCATCGTGAAGAGCATCTACAGTATGTTCCTTCAGGGAATGAGCTACCATAGGATTGCCAGAAAGCTGACCGCTGACGGAATCCCCACACCTGGCGGCAAAGAGAAATGGAGCATTTCCACGGTGCGCAGCATCCTCAGCAATGAGAAGTACAAGGGCGATGCGCTTCTGCAAAAGTCCTACACCATCGATTTCCTGACCAAAAAGACGAAGGTCAATGAGGGTGAAATTCCTCAATACTACGTCGAAGATAATCACGAAGCCATCATTGACCCGAAAGTATTCGATATGGTTCAGCGAGAAATGACCAAACGCGGCAAGGGCAAAAATTACCACAGCAGCGCCCACTCTTTTTCCAGCAAAATCAAATGCGGTGAATGTGGAAGCTGGTACGGCTCAAAGGTCTGGCATTCTAACAGTAAATACCGCAAGACCATCTGGCAGTGCAATCATAAGTTTGAAGGTAATCTGCATTGTAGGACGCCTCACCTGACGGATGAAGAAATCCAGCGCCACTTCCTTTCAGCAGCGAATAAGCTGCTGGAAACCAAGGACGCGGTTATTGCCAACGGCAGAGAGATGCAGTCCTTCCTATTTGACACCAGTGCCTTGGAAGCCGAACAGACACAGCTCCTCGAAGAAACGCAGGTGGTTTCCGACATGGTTCAGCAAGCCATTCGGGAGAATGCCCATGTAGCCCTCGACCAGAGCGAATACCAGAAACGCTACGAGAGCTTGGTCGAGCGCTTTGAACGAGCCAAGACCCGGCTGGAAGCAGTTGCCGCCGAGATTGCAGAAAAGCAGACTGCCAGCTCCAACATGGATGATTTTCTCACAGACTTCAAGCAAATGCCGGAGACCTTGACGGAGTTCACCCTTGAGTGCTGGAACAGCATGGTGGATTACGCAACGGTCTACAGCACCGATGACATCCGCTTCACCTTTAAGAACGGTCAGGAAGTTCAAGCCTGACGCATAAATGTAGAAACGCCTCACTACTGGTTTTGATGCCAGCAATGAGGCGTTCCTTATTCTCTTAGCATTTTAATGTAATCTGTCGGAGCTAAAATTGCTCCCATAAATAAAAAATGTGTTGGTCTTGCAAAACCGACACCCCTAACGACACCGCGACACCCCTACGGCTATGCGGCAGTATTTTGTATCAAATAGCGAGTCTTAATTTCATACACCCGCCCGTTGAATGGCTGGAGCACTTCTACCAGTGTTTTTACCACGCATTCCGGCGTAAAGAACTCACCAACCAGTTTCCCTTCCTGCTCCGCAAATTTTCGCAGGCAGTATTGATAGGCATTCCCCAAAATATCCTTGCTGTCTCCCTGCTCAACCATCCGTATATTGGTAAACAAATCAACAACCTCTCCCAGCCGCCGTTTGTCCAGCTCAGGACGGGCAAAGTTTTTGGGAAGGACGTCTTTCAGCTTTTTGTTCTCCTTTTCAATGCTGCGCATGGCGTTGTCAATTACTGTGCCGATTTCAGCCGTGTGAGCGGCAGCGGAGATGACACCCCACCGGGCGTTCTCCGGTACAAAAAAGATATTTTCGGATGTGTACTCGTCAATATCTTCCTCAAAACCATCCCCTTCGGTCACAAGCTCGTTGTATTTTGCCTCGAAGCGGTCGGAAATGTACTTCAAAAAGATCAGTCCAAGCACAACCGACTTGTACTCCGAGGCATCCATGTTGCCGCGAAGGACACAGGCCGCGTCCCAGATTTGTTTTTCAAAGCCAATATTGTTTGTATTTGTCTCCGCCATCCCATTTTCTCCTTTGGCACAATTTCTGTATTTATTATACAGCCAAAAGCGACAAAATGCAACTACTTATGAATCCGAATTTGCCAAAAGAAAACGTCAGAAAGAATCTTATATGAAGCTGGCAGCGTGTTAGATTGCCTGTGCCCCTGCATTCGAGTATAGATGATACTATAATTTCAAGAATACGCTATCCATACACAACGGCTGATACAAGTTGACTGAAAATTTCATGCGCACAGCGACTCTCCTTTGCATAAAATATAGGTATCCGGGAAAGGCAATGTTTTATGCCATGCCCAACACAAAAAGGAGATGTTAAAAATGAGCTATTGTTCCCCCTATCAGCCACCACGTCCGCGTGCCGGTCGCTACTTAATCCATATCGTGGATGTTCAAAAGCAAGATGACTACGTTGTCCTGTATTTTGACATTGCGGTCGGGCCCAGCGTTGGCTATGCATATTCATTCTACCTTCAAGGCGGTAAATGGCCCCTTGTCTGGCGCATCCATGCGCAAGCAGGACAAGCCGTCCTGCAATACGCCTTACGGGCATTGAATGATGGCCGACAACAACCACTTGCCACCGTACTGGACGCAGTTGGATTCAATCTGACGGTTGATATTGATCTCTACAACGGGTACTTTCAGGTGCGCCGCAGTTATCCTGCAAGTACCTACCACATCACACCAGCCGATATCCGGATCGGCACGACAAGCTGGAAGGCCGGCACAAAAGACAGATTTCACGCCATGCTTTTGGCGCAGTTATCTGGGCTGCCGGTGCTCTGCGCCGACACGCTGGAGCGTGAGTCTCCAATGGTTGATTGGTGCGCGGAAAACCAAGTGATTCTCCTGCCGTCATCCTTTCCAGCGGGAGACTACACCGTTCCGGTCAGCAACGTCATTGTTGACCGCAAGGCAGATCTGTTCGAACTGGATCGGAATTTCGCGTCGTCCACACAACGGGCACGGTACGAAAATGCCGCCTGTTATGCCGCTGCCGTAAGAAAACAGTTGGTCTACCTGATCGGCACAGACCCGGATGACCACGTTTCACGAGTGGAGGATTTGCGCGCCTGGGATTCCCGGCATCCTAAAATTGCCGGTGAAACCATAGATGGCAATCATCTGTACAACCAGCTCGTCCGTTACATGAAGATCCATCCCAATACAGATTTCCGATTCATTCCCAAACAATACCTTTGTGAGAACATTTATCAAACCGCACGAACGGGTAATTCTTTGATAATCCGGAATGCACAAGCCAGTTAAAGATTATACAAATAACAAAAAAGCGCTGCCAGAAACAGAACTTCTTCTGTACCGGCAGCGCCTTTTCTCATAAGTATTAAAAATCAGTATTATTAGCTTCATCCTCAATCTCGTGATCGATCTCGTCAAGCGCATTCGTTACTCTACGGAAAACGGTATCAAGCGGCACGCCTTGAATCTCTGACCACTCCTGATATGCCAATGTCAAGTGGGGACTAAAAAATAATTGTTAATATTTCGTGAACGGATGCGGTTACTCTCTATGCTTTCCCAATATAAACTGCTCAAAGTCCTCCTGATAGCGCCATTTGATTTCAATTCGCTGTTCCGGATAAATAAGGATTTCCTGCAAAACCTCTGCTGCAAGCTCGGCGGTAACTTCTTCAACTGCGCTATACTTTTGAAAGTTTGTGACAAAACCGTTCGGTGAAGAGTTCTCAAAATTGATATCGGTCAATTCCGCTTCTAATCGAACGATTTGCTCGGCGGTTTCTTCTCGCTGATTGGTTGCCGCAGCCTTGGAAAAGAGGTATTCCTCCTTGCTGATTTCACCCAAAACAAATGCTTCATACAGTCCTCTAATTTGACGTTCTTGCTTTTCAAGCCGTTCTTTCATCTTTAGGAGGGCTTTTTGTTTGGAGCGGATGTCCGCCTGCTCGATTTTCTGGGACTCAGAAGCAATCTGAGCCATTTCAACCGCCACGGCAGCCCGAGCACGAAGCCCCTCTAAAACGGCGTCCAAGATATCCTGCTCCAACACTTTTTCTCTTGGACAGTCATATTGGTTTGTCACGCAGGGTGTCCCGCAACAATAATATGTATGTTTTGTTCTGACGCACAACATCATATGACCGCACACACCGCAACGAACTTTACCGCTCAGAATTCTGGGGTTCTCGGATCGCCTGCCGTGTTCCATGAAAGCCCGAACAGCGGACTGCGCACGGTCAAATTCCTCCTGCGTAACGATTCCCTGATGCTGATCCGCAACAACAATCCAATCCGACCGTTTCTTACAGACATAATGGCTGCTGCCTATCATATCATGAAAGGTTCGTCCATAAACGATTCTTCCAAGATAACATTCATTCCGGATGATCCGTATTATAGTATCAGCGGTCCAAAAATTTGTTTCGTGGACACAGCTTATAATGCGCAGGGAAGAACCGGCATCCTTGTTATAACACATAGGCGTAGGAACCGCTTCTGTATTCAATACTTTTGCAGTTTGAATTGTTGTCTGACCGCTGCCTACCATTTGAAAGATGCGGCGGACGATTTTTGCTGCCGGAGGGTCTACAATGAGATGGTGCTTATCGTCAGGGTCTTTCTGATAACCATACGGGGCAAAAGCAGCAACATAATCACCGCGCTTTGCTCGGGAAAATAATGCGCTGCGTACCTTACGGGATAAATCCCGGCTGTAAAGGTCATACAGGAGCGCTTTGAACGAAGTATCAAGGCTGTCTATATCTGCCTGCCGGATGCTGTCAAGTCCATCATTGACAGCAATAAACCGTACCCCCAGAAAGGGGAACACGCGCGAGATATAATTGCCAACCACGAGATAATCACGCCCAAAACGGGACATATCTTTCACAATAATGCATTGAATTTTACCTTGCTGCGCCTGAGCTATCATTTCCTGAAAAGCAGGACGTTCAAAGTTCTTGCCGCTCCAGCCGTCGTCACAAAATTCTGTTACCGCAGCCCCGGAAAAATCCGGGGTGCGGGATATAAACGAATCCAATAGATTCCGCTGGTTGGATATGCTGTTTGACTCCACTTTTTCGGTTTTATTCAGGTCTGCGTCTTCCGAGGAAATGCGTAGATATTTTGCAACGGTAAACCCGCTCATTCCGGCAGCACCTGCCTTTTGGCATTCAGCAGCTCTGTCAGTGCGTGGTATTCGTCCCGATAGCGCAAAACAATGGAAATTTGCTTTCCTGCGCCGATTTCCACACGCTCAATCAATGCGTGCGTCATTTCCTCGGTCAGTTCCATTTCGTCCTGAAAGCGGCTGAACGTCGTCAGCCAAATGTTTTGGGCAGTCTGGCTGCACCTATCCTGTTTCTGCTGTTCCAATTCGGCCAGACGTGCTTTCGCCTGTTCTATATCAGCCTGATATTTGCGCTTCATGTCGGTGTATTCCTGCTCCGTCATCAGTTTCTCGACATAATTCTGATACAAACTGTCATAAAGCATGGATGCACGCTGCTGCGCCC